GTTCTGCCACTGATGACGACTGGCGGAAAGAGGGTTTCCATTTCAACTTGAATAATATCCAGCTTAGTTTTAAGTTCAGCCAAGAGAGATAAAGCTGATGCCTGATTGAGTTTAAAGCCATTTCGCTCTTGCTCGGCGATGATGATTGCGACTTGGTGTTCGAGGTCGATACTTTCTTTCGAGAAGTCATTGTTCATTTCCTTAGTTAAATGTTTGTAAAGTTCTGCTGTTACTTTTGTGTCTTGAATACAGTACCACAATAGCGCTGACATAACAGGCTCGTCAAACGCTAAATTACTTTTGTCAACTTTTTTACCGTTTTCATCTTCACCAATTAAAGACTTTCCTGTAAGCCAAGACCATATCTTTTTATAAGGTGCTTTGTAGTGTCCTAAACGATTACCCCAAGCCTCTAGCGAGTGTCCATCTTCGAGGCTAGGATTGTACAGTCGTGACAACACTAGCGTATCAACTAGCTGTGACTTTTTGACAGTAATTCCCCAAACTTTCTTGAGTACAGGGAAATCAAAGAAGATGCCGTTATGAGTGACAATGCTGTCGCAGTTGTTGATAAAGTCTTGCAGTGCAGTTGGCTGCACAAAGGTAGAGACAACATCTTTGTCAATGTCACGACACACAACACACCAAATTTTATCGTGGGTGCTGTTGGTCTCGATGTCAAGTATTATGCGCATACGTTAATCATTTTAACTAAACTTTGCAAATTAAGCAAATACAATCGTGAAGTGTTGTTATCTCCACCACTCACAACCCTTGGCATTGTTTGAGCAATGTAATTCCTGAGTATTTTAGTTGGGATTACCAAAGTCATCACAATATCATTACCGAGAGCAAGGTTATGAAACCAGTACTCTGCCTCAGTTGTGACAATGCCGCTAGGCTTACCACGGCTCTCAAACTCAATGACGATGTTGCCTGTGGACTTCCACTTCTCTCGCTCAGTCTTAACTTCTATCTTGCTGTGCTGCAACATATCAGCAACCTTCTTTTCAAACACTTGTCCGTACTGTAAGTCAAGGTCGAATCGTTTGTCGTTGTTAAGCAGACTCATTTCTCTTGTGCCTTTCTTAGTATTGCTCTAGCAAAGTTTTTAATTTCACCATTAAATTCTTCCCAAAGTGCATATATTTCCTCATCTGTTAGTGTCTTTGCTGGATGAGTGTAGAGTGGAATAAACCCTTCTAGCCGATAAGTTCTAGCGTCAATTACTCCATGTAATACTTGCGATGGGTTCATCCACGCTACTGGTTCATTTATAAGCATAATTTTATCAAGCCTCCTAAGTACATCGCTACTGCCACAAACTCAACGGTGAACAAGGCATAGTCCTTCTGCTGCACTCCTGACCAAGCCCATAACCCACTACCAATCAATCCAAACCACAGGTTCAGTGGAAAGATGTTCAGGCTAGTCAAGCCAATACCAATCAGGCAGAAGATAGTACCAGTCCATTTCATTGCTTTTTCAGCACTTTCTTCTTGCGAACGAGAGGTTCTTCAACGACAGTTACTGTCTCTACTGGCATTGGTCGTGGTTCTTCAAACATTGCAGCAAGCAGTTCCTGAATCTCAGGCTCAAGCAATGTAAAAGACTTGCCGTTGTTCATGTGGACATCCCGGTCAATGATGTAAGTTACATTCATTGTTTCAATGATGAGGTTATTTATCTTGACTAGCATTGGTTTCAATCCTTTTCAGTTCGTGTTCAATCATCTTTTGTGCATTGCTGAGTGCCTTAATGAGTTGCTGACAATCTTCAACATGATAATCCGCAACAACATCAGTGCCTAATACTTTGTAAGCCTCTAGCGTATCTCGAATGAGATGCTTGAGTGTAGTTGTGAACTGCACTGGCTCATCAGCATCACCAAAGAAGAAACCGTAGTCCACTGCACCGTTCTCAGCAATCCATACAAAGCCATCTACTTTTACATTCTTACTCATTTTCCTTTACACCTTTCAGTTTCAATACGCTCTAAGACTTTTAACTTCTGTTCATCGGTCATCTTGTACCAAGTACTGATTTCCTCTTTGTTTCTACCACAATCGTTGCAACTCATAATTGTGATGTCGTAGGTGCATTTACCAATGCAAGGCGATTTTACCATCTCTGTTTTCCATTTCCATAAGTTGTTCCAGTTTGGTAGGTGTAGTGGTGGACATTTCCAAACCATATCATTTCTTTTGTGCCTTTCTTTTAAGCCGAGCGCCTATAAAAAATATTGAAAGCAAAATAACAATAAGCACCACAGCCATAGCCATTTCGACTACAATCTTTGCTAACCAAAAACCCATGTATTCAATCATTTCTCACTCCCTGATAACTTACGCATCTTAGCTAACACTTCAGCTAAAGGTTCTATCATCATGCACCTGCAGCTACTGATTGTTATAGGTGCAAACACTCTACCGCTGTCGGATTCTTCTCTTAAGTCAATGAAGTCTTGAAAGAAACTACGAACCGCAGTCTGTAATTCACTTAATTTCATCTCTAAGTCGTGTTCAATACCGTGCAATTCAGTATTGTACGCTTTCAATTCAGCGTTGAGTTTCTCTAGCTGTCGTATCTTTTCTAACGCTTCAAACCCTTCTGTGATTTCTTCCGCAAGACTTCTGTTCATTTTCCCTCCGCAATAAACTTGTCCACAGCGACATCAATCTCATCACCAATCATCCAGCGCCATTCCGACATATCACCATTACAGGCTATAACCGATGGTGCAACAATCTTAGGGTCAATGTCCCATGATGCACTCTTTAACCAGCGATAACGCTCGGCATCAGCATAGACTTCGGTATTATCTTGTATGCGACCAAAGACATCCTTGTTCAAGGTGCGTAGCCTGTCAATCTCAAGACATAAGGCATTTATGTAGTTACGAGTAACAGAGTATTCGTCTGTCTTGGCATACTGCCTTGCTTTTTCTACTAAATCGTTGTTCATAGTGTGTCCTTAATTTCTAACATTCGTCCAGTTTGCCCATTATACAGTAACGCACCACAGTTGCCAGTGTAACCGCTAAAACGGTTCTTGAGAACCCGCACAGATGTGGTATTGCGCTCAATCATATCCTGTGCTTGTCCGTTACGCTCTAAGCCAATCACAATATCAGACAGTTGTGCAATAGCACCTGAGCCACGCAGTTGCGCCAATGATGTTGCAGCGCCTTCCTCATGTCCTTTGCTTTCAGGTCGTTTGAGGTGACTGACACAGATAAGGCTGATTCCTGTTTCCTGTACCAGCATCCGCAACTTAGTCATTATAGAGTCCAGTGCCTTGCGCTCATCACCCACATCACCGCCGCTAACGATAATGCTAAGGTGGTCAAGAAACACATAACCACAGCCAAGACCCTTTGCCATGTAGCGCACTCGATTGACAATATTTTCCAAAGAAGTGCTACCAAAATGGTCAAACAGGTAAATACGGTCACTTCCCAAAGTTCTATCAAAAGCATCTTTTAGTTCCTCCGGCGATATTTCTACATCAGGTAAATGGATTGGTTTGTTTACTGCCAGCGACATCAAAGACCGAGCTGTCTTACGCACTCCTTCTTCAAGGAACATGAGACCAACGTTGTCACTTGTTTTGCACAGAATGTGCCATACAATTTCTCGTAGGAATTGAGATTTTCCAAGACCGCTTCCCGCTGTAACCATAACAAGCTCTCCTTTACGGATTCCATAGGTGAGCTTATTGAGTTCCTCATATGGATAATCGCAATCAGCCTTTTCAATAGGAGCGGATACAATGTCCCAGAGGGTGTTACCCTGCACAATTCCATCAGGTATATAAGACTCAGCACCCCACCAAGCATCAATAAATTCTTTGCCTGAATTATCTTTAAGATAGTCGCACGCATCTTTGTATCCTTTCTTATGCTTCATTACCTTCACTTTGCCGCCAAAGAGTTCAGCGACAGCCTGTGATGCCTTCTGTCCTGCTTCATCGGCATCAAACGCTATAACGATGTTCTCGAATGAATCAATCCATTCATATTGTGCTTTGCAGTCCTTTAGAGCCGCCGCCGCACCGTTTCTAACGCTAACGCATGGATATTTACTGCCTTGCATCTGATAAGCTGCCATAGCGTCTAATTCGCCTTCACAGATAGTCAAGTAGCGACCTGCTTTAGCGAACAACTGCTGTCCGAACAGCGTAGCGCCGTTGAAGTCCCCGGCAATGCTGAATTGCTTGTTCGCAACATCACGGGTTTTAACTGCCGCTAGTGTGCCATCAGCGTCATAGAATGGGTAATAGTGCTTACCAGTTGATTGTTTAACACCGTAGGTCAGGCAAGTAGCCGAAGTAATACCACGGTCAGAGATACTAGAATTAGTAGCAGAGTCATAAAATTGTATGTCCTTGTTCATTGGTTTAACTGCCTTCATTGTTGTTGTTTCACCATTGCTGGCGGTGTAGGTTTCACACTTAAAGCAATGGGTGTGACCATCGTCATATAGCGCATTGGCATTTGAACTGCCGCAATGCTCACACGGTAGGTGCTTTACGAATTTAGAAACTGGCATATTCAAATCCGCTAGAGAGTTCAACTTCCATATCGCCTAAGTCTTCCTCTTTGATGTTGGCTGGTGATAAGTTCTCAGCCGTGATAAAGCAATCTTCTTCGGTATCGCCTTCAACCGTTACATAGTAAGTTTTGGTGACTTTGAATGTCGCCATCAATCCTCTTGGTGCTGTTCTCATTTTTCATTCCCTTTCATAGTGCTTAATGAGTCAATCAAATCGTCAAACAGAATATTGTTTAACTGGCAATACAAGCGAATCTTTTTCAATGCGCTGTTCTGTATCTCGTACACGGTGCTAGTGTGCAACTTCATAATGTCCGCTATCTCCGGCAAACTCATCTCATATTCATCAGACTTAAAACCTGCTTTCATTTCTCACTCGCTTTCTTTAGTATTGCTCTAGCAAAACCAATCCAATAAGAATCATCAAAGTTTTCTGTTT